AATAGTTACATTATCACCAAGTATAACTTGGGAGTTGGTAATAGTAACAACACCAACATTAACTGTATTATTGTCACCATCAATAGTAACTGATCCTTCACCAACAGTAAGAATACCAGTAACACGTGTATTACCTTTAACTAAAAGAGTAGTTCCACCTGCAGCAACATTAGAAGTACCTATTGTGGTGATACCTAATATAGTGGCATTTCTCTCAATCTTCAAATCCTTTCTACCAGTAATAATACCAATAGAATCAACATTAGTTACATCATCATATGTTATAGTTCCTGCTGCAGATATATTACCTGTAGCATATACATCACCCTTAACATATAACTGATAATCAGATTGTGCTGTGGTTCCTAATCCAACAGTAGATAAAGTATGAATACCAACATCATCTTTTATCCAAGTAGAACTTGCTGATCCAACAGCACCAACCACCCATTGACTGCTAGATGCTTGCCATTTTAAAACATCATGATTTGCCAATCCAGCAATATTAACATCATCAAGATCCTTGATGAATCCAGCACCACCTCCACCAATGGTATATAATTGTTGCTCTACTCTATTAACAAAAAGTCTATAGTTTGCTGCTAAGTCATCAAGAGTAGCAAATTTTTGATCTGTAGGAGTAAGAGGATCATTACCCTGTTTCTCAGAAGGATCAGGTGCTATAGGACGATCATTAACTATCTCTTCTTTTAATAATTTTTGCTTTCCCTTTATATCCTCAACAATTTTATAAAGTTCTGCAATATTAACTCCCTGTCTATCTGACTTTTCACTTAACTTTTTAATGTCCTTATCATAATATTTTACTTCTGGAAGATTAGCAACTTCCTCTTTTAATCCATCAAAGTAATTTTTAATTTCTTTATTAGCATCGCGATACTTACTGTTAGACTCATCTATCCTTTTCTCAATATTCTGCTTTGCTTCATTTAATTTACTTAGTACACTCTTCTTTAACTTCCTATCATCATCCTTAAATTGATTCCTATGCTCATATATCTTAAGAGCAGTTTCTTTTAATTCCTCATATATCTTATCTTTAGTTTCTTGTAGATACTTCTTTACTTCCTTAATCTCAACCTTCTTTTCAAAATCCTTTGTGTCAAAGGTCTCTGTTAGATTATCAATATCCTGATTAAAAGTGTCCTTAAGAGTTCTGAGATTGTCATTGACCTTATCAAAGTCATCATCTATAACGCTAAAAGTTTTCCCAATCCAAGAGAAATCAGGAACTTCATTTACCTCATTAACCCACTTAGGGAACTTAGGAATATCTGCTCTAACACCTTCTATATTTTCTTTAAGTGACTCTATCTGATCTTCATAGTATCTTACTTCAGGAACTTCTGGAATACTTTCCTTTACTTCTTCTATGTGACTTAGAAGTTCTTGTAGTTCATTATCATATGATTTTATCTCAGGTATCTCAGGTATACTCTCTTTAAGATCATTAACTAGACGTAATAATTCAGGCCAAGGAGGAACTATATCTTTTACTTCAGCAAAAGTTTCTCCATTAGCATCTTCTATAGTTTGAGTGGATTCTTCTATCTCCTCTTCTTTCTCTATATAACTTTCTACTGATGGTAAATCTTTTTCTTCTACAAGATCAGCAAGTGATGGTAATTCTTGATTACTTTCTTCAAAGTCGTCAATAGATGGCAAATTTTTATTCTTGTCGTCAGACATGTTATGAGTATCTTGGTACTTTGGGATTTCTCTCCCTATGTTTTATTTATTATCTTCTAAATTAACAGATTTGAGCATCTTTGCCAACTCTGCTGTTGAACCAACAAAAAGAGAATTATTAACTGTATTAGGTCCTTTGGATGCTTTCTCTTCTTCTACATCTTTTAATTTCTTTTGCAGATCCATTAACTTATCAGTTGCATCAGATACACTCTTAATCAACTGACCAGCAACTTCATATGCTCTAGGCATTTCACTATCTTGTGCAAGTTCAAGAATACCATTAATTGCTTCCTGACCCTTCTCTATGATGCTATAAAGATTACCACGAGTATATTCATAGTCTTTTTCAATATCAGTTCTTTCATGTTTTTCTGGTTTACTTATTCCAACTTCAGTTGGTTCTATGGGTACTATTTCTCCAGAAACATTAAAAGCATCATTTAATTCATCAAAGTTTTTAGTCATTAGGTAGTTCCATCAAATCCAAAGTCATCACCAAATTCTATGGCAGCATTGTCAGCAGTTGTAATAACTTTGACTTCTGCCCCTAGAACATGATCTGCAGCAGTAGTATTGTCTTGTGCTCTTCTAACAGTCAATGCTGTTCCAGAGATAGACTCTACATACATTTCCTCTTGATCTATGTATATGTAATTGGTTGCTTCAATACCACTAGCACTATTAACATTGATAATAGCAATGCTATCATCTATATTCTCTTTCAAATTAGTAGTAACAGTATCACCATATGATTTGGTTGCTCTAGGAACTACACTGTAAGTAACTTCTCTAGTAGGAGTAGTTGTCTTACCACCAGCAACATATCCAATAGAAGCCTTCTTGATGATATCCTTGGATACATCTGTGTTGACTGGACCAAAGAAGTATGTCTTAGCAGTAAACCTCATAGTATAAATCAATGCCCTTCTAGTGGAGAAGTCACTCTCATAATCATCACTAGTTGTTATTGAATTTAATACAATAGGTATATCTCTCTTCTCTCCAATAGTATCAACTAGGTCTACTGATACAGTATATGCAGGTTGAAAGTATGGGAGGATTTGCTCTACTATTTGAAGCATGTCATCATTTAACTTAGTAAAAATGCTAAGTTCAAAATCAAGATTATATGGTACAGGAAGATATGTTTTTGCTATTGTGCTCTTATCACCCTTAACACCTTTTAAAAATGTTTGTGTAGTTGTAGATTTTCTAGCAGGATCATAATTAAGTCCATTCAATTCAAAAGACATTCTAGGTAATGTAATTTGAACTGGTCTGTTCAAATCAGGTACTTGCTCAAGTCTTGCTAAAAATTTCTGAGTAGGTCCATATGCCAAGGGAACCTTGGTTGTACTAACTACAGAATCATCACTATTAGTATGCTGTATATTGACGTTATTAAAGATAGAACCAAAGGAAATAATGGTCCTCCTCATTATTTCGTGATAGAAATATTCAAACATTGTTACAATCCTAGTGTATTATTTATGGCATCCCAAATGGGTTGGTTTCAGTGAAGTCAATTATATCATCAGCAGCACTCTGTATTGGTGTATTTTCTGCATATCCATCTTCAGCATTTGTAGCAGCAACTATCTGATACTCATATGTTGCACCTGATGTGCTTCCTGTTATAACTTCTCCAACTGTAAATGCTCCTGTAGTAATAGAAACATTGAGTTCCATAGTAGATGCATCCCAAGACTTAACTCTACCAGTAGCACTGCTTGCTGCACCAGTAACAACTTCATTAAAGATATAGTTACCTGCACCACCTGTGTATGGTGTAGTGATTGTTGCAGTAGGAGCAACAGTATATCCAGCACCAGCATTAGTGATTCCAATTTGAGTAACAATACCTACAGTATTACCACTACCTACATATGCAACTGCAGTTGCTGTTGTACCTGTACCAGGTGCTCCTGTAAAGGTGATTGTAGGAACTGTGGAGTATCCAGTACCTCCTGATGTAATTGTGACTATTCCAATCGCTCCATCACTGATAGTGGCAGTAGCAGCAAAACCAGCTCCACCACCACCTACTACCACTATACTTGGTGCTACTGTATATCCAGAACCTGGATTAATGATATCAATGCGTTGTATCTTAGAAGACTTAACTCCATCATAATCAACTATATCATCTGTCATAGATGCTATACCTATAGCAGTCACTCCTCCAGATGGAGCAGATGAAATAGCAACTCTAGGAAGACTAGTATAATCTTCTCCTCTGTTAGAGATAGTAACAAAGGATACTGCACCATCAACCAATCCAGTTGCAAGCACTGCAGGAGTTCCTGATGCCACTAAAGTAAGTGTCTCAATATAACCTGCTTTCTCTAGGTTATCATCAATGTCACCCACTCCTGTATCAACAACAGAATCCTCATATCTGTAAAGTTCACATTTGAGTTCAAAAACATAATTCTTCTTTAACTGATAGAATGGTTTCTCATGCTCTACAAACTTAATCTCAAATAATCTATCTCCTAATGGGAAGTATATTAAGTCTCCTTCCTTTGGTCTAGTTGCTAATTCTATGTTTGGTATATTCTTAATAAGTGGCGTAATATAATTCTCAAACCTATCTCTCGAGATAATAAGAGTTAAGTCATCAAGTGCCTGAACACCAAACTTTGATAGAAGAGAACCTTGTCCCTCATACCCATCAAAGGTATCTACATATGCTTCTAAAGGAATTGCTTCCTCAAACTTAGACTCTATGA